AGAATGTGTTGCTTTTGCTGAGTCGTATGGCATCTTCCTTGCCCAAGAATACCCAGGGAATCATGCCCAGACCTTGTCCGCTCATGGTCAACGCCATGGGACGATTGATGGTTATGGTGTCTGCGTCTTCGGAATCAAATCTGGCAATGATCTCATCACCGTTGATCAGCTTGATACTGACCACATCTCCTGCACTGAATCCTTTGTTTATTAACATACGTTTCCTTTAAGTTACTTCTTCCCAGGTGTGATCACCCAGCCATCTTACCTGACACATGAATTCATAATCAGCCGGCGGACAACCCCACTCTGTGGGTCCTTGACCAACTAGTCTGGTACATTGGTGCCGAGTATCATACACCAGCCAATAGGATTGTCCATGTGCCAGTTGAAACTCATAGCGTGCCGCATGTACAGCATCAGTGATTTCTAATCTACGTCGGATTTGATCGGCTTGCTTTTGCAACACCGTGACCAGTTCCATGATTCTATCGTATTCTTGTTGAGCGTGCATACGGGCCACATTCAACATAATATCTTTTTGTTTTTCTACCGGCACTAGATCAAACTTGGGTCCGCCGGCTTCGGTAGGGTATGGTGACGAGTTCCTGTTGAAAAATGGAACCACCATACCACCTACTTTGATGTCATAGCTGTTGCGACCTTTGGCGCTGTTAGTCATCGCCGATCAACTTTTCCAACAGTCGGTAGTGATCATAGGCTTTTCTCAAAGCCTCGTGCTTTTCCAGTTTGGCAGGATCCGGCTGTAGTATGGCCAATCTATCTTCGATGCTTTCTAGGAGTTTGCCCAGACTACGGCCTTTCCATTTAATGTCACCATCAAACTCTGCATCACCCTGCACATTCAATGTTGAATTTGAATTATTTGTACTCCATACTGGACCAGAACTACTTGATGAAAAATAACTACCACTTGGTGCGGTATATCCAGTGGTTGATGATCCAACATTGATTGTGTAGGGATTGTTGGTCCAATAAGGAGTAGATGACATGGTTGATCCTGACCCACTGATGGTCACCGAGTTGGGAATACCTCTTATGTTGATGGTATCTGTTGTATCCTCATCATCATCCATACAAACGTGCCTTTAGTTCTGTGTATCCACCTACTAACTCACCGTCAATGAAAATCTGTGGTACTGTGCGTGCGTTGGGCACAGCTTCCAACAGTTCTTCTCGGGTCCATCCATCACCAATCTTGCGTTCTTCGTAGGGGATATCTTTTAATGCTAACAGATTTTTTGCTTGATCGCAGTAGGGGCAGTTGTACTTACTCCATATAATAGCGTTACTCATTGTGTTCTCCTTATAGATCTGGTAATTCGTCGTGGACCACAGAATCGCTCATGACTCCAATCACATAGTTGGTTGATTCGCTTTCCTGCAAGGCTGTTTGTTTTTTGCCAATGTTGACGTGCTTGTTGAACCAAGGTATTGGACTTTGTTTGGGATGTTCGGCTTGATATTTGATGCCGATATCTTTGAGCCTGGTAAATGCGGTGTAGTCAACAAAATCCTTGAGAATGGCAGCATTGAGTCCAATCACCACACCTTTGCTGAATAGGTAATCAGCCCAGGCCTTTTCTTCGGCAATCACACTCATGTACATGTCATAGACTTCGGCTTCACATTCGGCCTTGGCAGCCACAAATCTTTCATCCTCTTTGATCACTTGATTGATCAACCAAGCAGTCCATTCGGCATGCAAGATTTCATCTTGTAAAATCAGACTGATGATGTTGCCGTTGCCAATGTAGATCTTGTTTTCAACCATGGCCAAACTGGTAGCAAAACTCACCATAAAGCGGAATGCTTCCAGCGCATAGCTGGCATTGAGAGCCAACCATATGGCACGGATGTGATCTTTTTCGCTGACCTCTACTCCAATTTCTTTTTGGCAGTTGAGTTGATGTAGTTGTTCATAGTACACACCAATGTTGGCAGCCATGCCTACGATTTCTTGTGTGTCGTGTATCTTGTTGAATTCTTCTTTGGGCACATTGTAGACATTACGAATGATATGACTGTATGATTTACTGTGTATGGCTGTTTCAAAGAAACTCCAGTTACTGACCAAGGCTTCCAGTTCGGGGATGGAAATCACAGGACCAAACACCTGCGCAGGTGCACGACCTTGGATACTGTCCAGAGCTGTTTGTCTCAGCAGATTACTGGTAAAGATATGCTTGATGGCATCTGATGCTTCCTTGTGATCAATCTTGTCTTTGGTAAGACTGATCTCTTCGGGCACCCAAAAGAAACCACGGGCCAGTTCCTCATACTTGGCAATCTTGGGATATTTGACTTCTTCAAATCGCTGTACGGTCACAGGACCGGCTTCATCTAAAAACATTTTGCGTTTTAGATAGTTGGTTTGTTTGTTTAGGTTATATTGTTCTTTGCTCATAATACACAGGCCTCGCAGTTTTCGTCGTCGTCGTATACTGTAACAGGTTCCGCTGCCACAAGTCTATCTGTTTGTGTTGTCAAAATGTTCTTGCTTCCTACTTTGTCAATGAGACTGTAGTAGACAGTTTTTAGGCCCCAACGATATGCCAACATGAGATTTTTGGCAATCAGGGTACCGGGCACTTTGCCATCAGCAAAATGTCGGGGACTGTAAAAAGTATTGGTGCTGAGACTTTGGTCCACATAGGCAGCCAACACACAGGCTGTTTTTAGATAGCCAATACAGTCTGTTTGTTCCCACATCAGTTGATAACGATTTTTCAATCTACGATACTCGGGCACCACTTGTACAAAACTTCCGGCCTTGCTTTCTTTGACACTGATCAACTCCATGGGCATTTCAATGCCGTTGGTGCTGTTGAGTACCACTGAACTGGATTCCACAGGAGCCACTGCCATCAACGTGGCATTACGAATACCGTATTGTTTCATACGTTCACGCAAGGGTTCCCAATCCAAACAGGGTGCAAAGTCTGTGAGCTCGTTGACATTGGCTGATCTACGTTCCCAAGGAAACACTCCTTGCCCATAGTAGGTATGCTCACTGCGTGCACATGCTCCACGCTCTTGTGCCAACTCCACACTGGTTTCTGTGAGATAGTAGGCCTGATGTTCCATCCAGCGCTTGACTTCGGCCAGAGCATCTGCTTCACCGTATTTGTAACTGCGGCGAGCATGCCAGTAGGCCAAGTTGGTGATGCCCACACCCAAGGGTTCAAACTCTTGATTGGCCATTCGGCTCTGTATACTCAAAAAATCTTGATAGCCCAACAGGTTGGACAACGAGCGTACCAGTACTCGACATGCTTTGCGCATCTCTTGAGGGTTACGAAATGCGCCCCAGTTGATTGAACCCAGTGTACACAGTGCAATTCTACCCGCAGGATCTTCAATGCGTTGGAAAGGTCTAGTGGGCAACAAGATTTCCTGACAAAGATTACTTTGATAGATAGGATCAACACGTGTATCAAAAGGCCCTTGATTGATCACATTGTCAATGTTGACCAAATATATGCGACCTGTGTCGGTGCGTTCTTTGAGAATACCATTTTTGAATATCTCATCTGCTGACACTGTTTTCTTTTTAATGGTGGGATGCTTTTCGTAGTTGATGTAGAGTTGTTCAAACTCATCACTGTTTCTATAGTAGGCTTCGTAGAGATCCGGTACTTCGTGTGGATCAAACAAGGTGATCATTTCACCATTTTTGTATCTGCGCCAAAACATAGCACTGACCACTACACTGTAGTCCATTTGTCGTACACGTGTTTCTTCAGTGCCTTGATTGTTTTTCAACACAATAAGGTCTTCAAACTGATAGTGCCATACTGGAAAAGTAACCGTGCAACTGGCATTACGAATGCCACCTTGACTGCAACTGCGTAGATCAGCAAACCATTTTTTCAAGAACGGTATCATACCAGTGTGCTTGATTTCGCCATTGCGTATTGGACTGCCCAAGGGTCTGATTCTGCCTATTTCAAGACCAATGCCGGCACGTTTGCTGGCATACTTGGCCATCATTTCGCCTGCGGCAAAGATTGAATCCAAAGTATCATCGGCACTGATAAGCACGCAACTTGAAAACTGCTTGGTGGTTGTACCCAACCCTGCCAACACTGGAGTTGCAAGAGTAAAATGTCCATCTGACGCACATTCATAGTAATCTTTGACCAGTTTTAATCTTGTTTCCTTGGGTTCATTGTGGAATGCTGTGGCCGCCGCAATGGCATAACGAACCTGCGGTGTTTCATACAACTCGCCGGTGGCACGATTTTGTAGCAGATATTTTTCTGCCAACTGTGCAATGGCCGCGTAGGTATAGTTTTCATCCTTGTCGTGATCGATAAAAAGATCAATGATGTTCCACTCATCTTCGGTATACCACTCCAACAACTCTTCGGTATACATACCCAGCTCTACATTTTTCTTTACTATGTCATAGATGCGGGGCGGGTCATAACTGCCGTAGACTTCTTTGCGTAGCATGCTGACTTTTTGTCGTCCTGCCACATACTGATAGTTTACATTATTAATTTCAGGATTTTCTGTTTCATCGATTAGGTCCACCATGGCCTTGAGCAGGAGCTCATCGATAGTCTTGGTTTCCATTCCATCGTAAATTTCTATTTGTGCTTTTATTTCAATCATTGATTGACTGACGCCATCAATACCGCGACAAGCATTGGCTACTTGTCTTTGGATTTTAGAAACGTCTAATGCAACACGCTCTCCGTTTCTCTTTACCACTGTGATCATGTTTGTACCTTATTATGCCGAGGAAGATATTTACCTGGGTATCTTGAGTTCAATAAGATTTTCCAGGTAAAACGTCTCGGGTATTTCTGTTGTTGTAATTATTTTATTATCTGTATAGTTAACGATCCAATGATCATCAATACATACTAGATTATACTGATTGTTGTTCAGTTTGTCTACCATGGTTCGGATTTCCACACACGCAGAACGATAAAGATCCGAATACTTCAAAGTCCACCCAATCATCACGGCCTTGGTAAAATCATCATATTGATTGTCGGCGATGATTTCCCAGGGTGTGGGCCAACGTCGGGGATCAAACGGATCAATGTTGCGATTGTAGGGCACATAGGGCGCCGCTGACCAAAACTCTGCAACACGAGTCAATGGGTCAGGGTCTTGGGCCAGACTACCGCGGAGGTTGGCCCACGATGATATC